GAAGAAGAATAATGATTGAAAATAAAGGATTAATAAGTTGTGATTTAGCTTCTATTCCAAAAAATCTTGAAGTGGATAAATTTATTTATATTATTAAAGAATTTAATATTATTTTTTATGATTCTATGGAAGGCGGACAAAAACCAGAAGTATTGAAAGAATTTGAAGAAGATAAAATAATACTAGATTATTCAACAGAATTAGGTAAAGCTAAACTAAAAGAGATTAATAAAAATATAAATGAGGAACATAGTTGAAAATTATTCACCAGATAAATCATTCTGGGAAGTTAACCCACAATTTACTGTAATAGATCCCTTTAGAAAATTATATAAATCTGATAGAACTAAAGGTAAGATATTCTCTTCCAGTTTAATGTGGGCTATTTCTTTTATATATCATCCTAAATCAGATGTTTATTATGTTGATGGTAAGGAGTATAGTGTATTTAAGAATATGCTTGATCTCAAAACGGATAAAGAAGTACATAATATAATGGAGAAGTATTCTAATATAATAGAATCTTTTATTCCATCTGCTCTTACACAGGCAGAAAAATCATTAGTTGCTTGGGAAAATAGATTACAAGATAGAGATTCTTTTTTAGCAGAACAACATTATACTTTTGGTTATAATAAAGTTGAGGATGATGTTACTTATGAATTTAAAGATAATACAAAAGCACTTGATGATATGGCTTCTAAAACAGCCAAGCTTTATGAGGAATATTTTAAAATACGTAAAGATTTAAATGATGAAGAAGCAATTTCTAAGAATAAGAAAATAGACAGTGCTACAGCAACAGGAGACATTTAATGATAAACAATGATAATTTTCTATTAAAAGATATTCCAAAATTTCATCCTATTATACAAAAATGGGAAAGATTAAATTATTGGAAAGCAATTAAACGTAAAGTATTTGAGGGGGAATGGTCTGGAAACAGGTGGTGTCCTCCTGAACTATATTATCATATAAATCTTAGTACAATACAGTTTTTAGGAGGTGGAAGAAAGGTATCTGGTATAGGCAGACCTTGGTTTAGAGATATTGAGTGGTCCAAGGCTTATATTTATTCTGAAGCATGTGGATTTAGTGGGTTTAGGGATGATCCAAAATATACCTGTTTAGAGGCAGTACAAGTAATGTCTAAAGAAGAGATATATAAAGAATTTTGTTTAGACCACAAAGGAAATAAATTAGAAGATGTTTATACAGCTTTATTCAAAAAGAATGGTTCTTTAAAAGAATATTGGCCAGCTAGAACATATTTTTGGCGTTCAGATATGTCAGAAAAATTTGGACCCCACATGTATCTTAATCAGGCTAAGAATGTAATAGACATGGAGGGTCGTGGATCAGGAAAATCATACTGGAGTGCTTCTTGTATACAACATTCTTTAATCACAGATGGAGCAAGAAGCTATGATGCTTATTTAAGAGGTAGAAAAGAGAAACAATTTGTTTCTTTGTCACAAACATTGGTTGGAGCAATTGAAGCAAAATACAGCTCTGATTTATTGTCTAAAGTTAGGTTTTCTTTAGATAACCTTCCTGGAGAAATAACAGTACAAATAAATGGAGACGACAGAACATTTCCTTCTCCTCTTATGCCAAAACTTGGAGGTAGTTGGGAAGCAGGTGCAAAAAATCCATTACATGATTCTTTGTCTGGAAGTAGTATTGTACATAGAACATTTCAAGATAATCCACTTGCTGCAAATGGTACACGTCCAACAAGAGCTTTTCTAGAAGAGGTTGGTTTTATACATAGTATCCATGAGGTATTAGGTGCTGTAGAGGCCACACAACCGAATAAACAATCTAATAAATACTTACCTATATATATGCTTGGTACTGGAGGTTATACTACTACAGGTACTGCATTATGGCTTAAAGAGATTTTTTATAATCCAGCAGCATTTGATTGTCTTGTTTTTGAAGACCAATGGGAAAATAAAGGTGAGATAGGTTATTTCTTGCCTGCTACTAAAGGTATGAATGATTTCAAGGAAGGTCTTAATCTTGTATCAAATGAAGAAAGAGCTTTAAAAAGTATTGAAGCTGGTCGAGAAAAAGCAAGGAAATCCAACAATAAGATTAAACTACTTACTGAAATAATTAACCAACCTTTAAAACCTTCTGAGGTATTTATGACATTAGAAGGCAATCTATTTCCTATAGAAGACCTTAAAACCGTATTAGAGAAATTAGAAGCTTCTCCTCATATCTTAAATAGCTATTATAAATATGAAATGCAAATTGTTGATGGTAGAGTTGTACCTAAACTGTCTACTAAAGTTCCTGTTAGGGATTTCCCATTAAAAAAGGGAATTAATATAGATGCTCCTATAGAAGTATTTGAATTACCACAAAGAAACAAAGATGGAGAGGTATTTTCAAATAGATATATAGCAGGTTGGGATCCAATAGATGTTGATGATAATGCTGATTCTACACAATCTTTACAGTCTTTATTTGTTTTGGATACATGGACAGATAGAATTGTAGCAGAATATACTTCTAGGACTTATTTAGCAAAAGAATATTATGAACAAGCTAGAAGACTTCTTATTTATTACAATGCTATATGTAACTATGAACAAAACCTGAAAGGAGCCTATGCTCATTTTTCTAATAAGAACAGTCTTCATTTATTATGTGATACTCCTGAAATACTCAGTGATAAATCTTTATCTACTGTGCATAATGTAGGTAATAAAAGTAAAGGTACACGTGTAGGAGGAAATTCAGCTGGTAATAAGATTATAACTTTTGCAGAAAATGAATTATTAGCATATTTAGACGAAGAATCTTATGATGATGAAGAAAAGAGAAATTTAGATATAATACCTTCTGTTGGGCTTCTCAGAGAATTAATAGGTTATTCTAGAGAACTTAATACAGATAGAGTGTCTGCATTCAACATGTTAATGATTCTACGTGCTGATAGAGATAGAATTACACAAGTTTCAAAAACACAATCAGTCAAAACTAAATCAACTGATAGTATGTGGTTTAGGGCATACAATAAAAACTATAAAAGTTCACCTAATTATCAAATTAAAAATGGAAGTTTAATTATAAATTAAGTCTATACAAGTGTATATTAGTTTTTATAATAACAAAATTTATGTATATATTTGTATTTTAAATATAAAAATATGTTCAGTAAAGATATATTAGCTACTCCTCCACAGAAAAAAAGTACTGCTGAGAAATATAAAAAAGACCAACAATGGTTTAAAGATACAGCAGATTCTTATGAATATCAGGCATTATATTACGAGCAAGAAAGGCATCGTAAAATGAATGTACTGTATAATCTTGACAACGGAGAAGTAGATCAAAATGAAATGGAGAGGGTTATGAATCCATTAGGATTGAATAATGCAACCTTTCCTTCATCGATAAAAAATTATGCAATAGCTGTTCCTAAGATAGATCTTCTTATTGGAGAAGAAATACGTCGTACATTTGATTGGACTGTAAGATCAAAGAATCCTTCAGACGAATCTTCTGAAGCTGATACTATGCTTGATATGTTTATAGAGATGGCTATTTCTAATATAGAACAAGGTAATAAATCAGAAGAACAGATACAGAAAGAAATAGAGCAGTATGCCAGATTTATTAAATATTCTTTTAAGGATGTTAATGAAATTACAGCAACTAAAATATTAAACTATCTTTGGCGCAACCAAAATATTAAATATGAGTTTAATAAAGCCTATCGACATGGTTTGGTAGGCTCTCGTATTATATACAGAATAGATATTGAAGGAGAAGAACCTGTTCTTAAAGCATGTGACCCAAGAGAAGTATATGTTATAAAACCAGGAAATTCTGAATATATACAAGATGCTGAAGCCATAGTAGAAATAACTTATGAACCTATTGGAAGAATAGTAGATGCTTATTATGATTATCTTAAACCAGAACAAATAGATGAATTAGAAGCTGGACAATGGAGAACCAATGGTAGAGGTTCAGAAAGTTCTTTGAATTATGAGAACAAATTGCCTCCAATTTATTCAAATTTAGATTTTGGAGATGGTCCTGGATTTATTGATATAAATGAGTTTAATTCATATGAAAATTTTAAACTGGGATTACCATATGATTATCAAGGTAATGCAAGGGTTGTTAGGACTAGATGGGTAGGCAGAAAGAAAATTGGAATTCTTTTCTATTTTGATGAGAATGGTGATGAACAAGAACGTATAGTTTCAGAATATTATAAACCAAAGACAGACGAAGGAGAAACTGTTAAATGGATATGGGTAAATGAGACTTATGAAACTACAAAACTAGCAGATTCTATTTATATAAAGATGGAACCAAGGGAAGTACAGATGCGTAAAATGGATAATAAATCCAAATGTTTTCTTGGCTATATTGGATATGATTTTGGTATTTCTTTAATGGAAAGAATGGAATCATTCCAATATTTGTATAATGTCTATATGAATAAACTAGAACAAATATATGCTAAATATAAAGGTCCTATTTATGAATTAGATATATCTAAAGTTCCTGATGATTGGGATATGGATATGTGGATGTACTACGCTGATATGATGGGATGGGCAGTTGTTGATCCTATGAATGAAGGCAAGAAAGGTGCTGCAATGGGTAAACTATCTGGAGCATTTAATACTACAGGTAAAGTACTTGATCCCAGAATTGGAGACTACATACAACAGAC